GTTCAACTCTTAAGTTTTGGACAGCAACTGAGGATACAAACAGATACGAAGGACCTAACTGTCCTTCAGTAACTGCATGTAATATAGAATCACATGTATTAAAACCCGAAGATATGCGTTGTTTAGCCAAACAAAAACAGGCATACAAATCCTGTATTTGGTTGCATGAACAAGCATGGGATGCACTAAACGCTAAGTAGGTTGTGGCAAAGCTGAGGAGACTTAGCACCGCCAATACAGCCTGCCTAGTTGGAATATTATGATAAGAGACTGGTGGTTTAAAGATAAAAAGATGTTAGCGTTATGGAGGAAAATCCATAACATGACTCCTGAGGAATTTAAAAAGATTGACCCAAAAGTTAAAGCAGATTTACAGTACTGGTATGGTAATTTATTCTTTTTTAAACCCTATCCTGCACAAAAGCCTATTATTGATGATGACGCTTTTTCTGTGTATATTCATGGTAATAATAGTTCTGGTAAATCGTATGTAGCGGCTGCTAAAACAGCGTACAATATAATAGGATGGAATCCTTACTATGACATACCTAAACCTAAATATGGAAATAGAATTATATGGGCATTTAGTCCCTCATTTGATATACAGAGAACTTCAAGTCAGGTGCATTTATTCTCAACAGATACTCCGAATGACATCGGGCTATTGCCCTCTATAGAATCCATAGAAAAACGTGGTGGTAAAGTGGCGTGGGGTAAGAATAGATGTATTGACTTTGTTAGATTCTGGGATGGTACATTACTTGAATTCAAATCCGCTGAAATGAAAACACAGAACTTACAAGCTTCTGGTATTGATTTCTGCTGGTTTGATGAGTGTCCACCAAACGTAATGCATGATGAGATTCTTGCTAGACTATTAAGAAAATCTGGTAAGATGGCTATGAGTTTTATTGTAGAAGATGCTACAGCAAACTATATAGTACAAGATATCTATGCTAGGCAGGAAGAAGACCCGGATACATCATTTCATTTTATAGATGTATATGACAATTTATCTCTGGAAGAAGAAGAGATAGAAAGATACAAGAAAAGATTTACTGAAAGTGCAATGCACTGGAGATTTAGTGAAGGGGGTAAGTTTCAGTTACAACCTAAGGGTGCTCTGGTATATCCAGATTTCTCTGAACAACATGTTGTGGATAATTTAATTGAACAATATGACCCACTAAGAACTCTATGGAGAAGCTGGGATATGGGGTTTGTTAGACCTGCATGTGTTGGATTTCAAATAGATAAGTATGGTAGAAAGAATATACTGTTTAGTTTAATGGGACACAACATTCAACTTACAGATTTTATAGATGAGGTTGAAAGTTATGGCAATGAAATATTACCTAAAATTATGCAAACAATGGATATACTCCCACATGATGCTAATAGAAAATATGATGTATCTCCTCACAGTGCTCTTGATATATTTAATACTAAAGGGTTATCTAACGTAGATACCATATATGTTAAACGAGATATGTCACATGCTCAAGCAAATGATGAGCTTAAAAAGTTTACTAAAGGAGAACCTATGGTAAGATTGGATAGTAAACATTGTATTATGTTATGTCAAGCCTTGGCGGGGTATACAAGACATGAGACTACAGGACAGCCTAGGAAAGATAATTATTATGAGCATCTTTCAGATGCATTTAAACTGGGATGTTATTATATGATGAAAAAAGTAGTAAATAACGTAGACGTGGATATCAAAGAGCCTGAATATTTTGGTATAAACTTTGGAGAACGTATTACAGAGAGGAAATTATTATCATGAAAGAACGGGATATAAAGAATTATTTTGGGTATATTGCCAAGGAAGCTGAAGATGGCTTTACTGGAGTTAGGAAAGACTGGAATGAAAACATGCTATTCTATATGGACGAGTATGAATTTGACAATAAGTTATCTTGGCAAACTAAAATTAAGGACCCTATAGTAGACAATTTAATTGTACGTATGACTAACTTCTTTGTTAGAATACTGATGTCTAGTGATAATAAATATTTTACTATAGAACATCCTGACCCATCTGTTAAAGCTGGGCTATCCAAACTGGTAGAATCTGTATTAAAGATGAATAAGTTTCCATTAGTTTTTGGGGATGCTCTTAAGATGGCTTTGTTAACTAGTCCATATATAACAAAGATATCTTATAATTATAAAAATGAATCATACCCTACCTTTGATGCTAGTACGGGTGCTTACGGCACCAGTGATAGTATTACTGGTAAAACAGAAATACATAATGTGGACCCTCTAAATATGAGGTTAGACCCAAATGGTAATCAATATATTATTGAATATAAAGAAGTTGACATGGTTGACTTTATGAATATGAGCCAAGTTAATGGATGGAAGAACGGAGATAAAGTAATCCGTGGAATGAGAAAACAAGATACTGAAGGAGATGCATCTTACAGACCTTCAGTAAAATTAGCTTACGTATTTTCCAAATGTCTCAGTGATGAGAACGGAAAAATACTAGATGAAAACGTGCACTTTATTATAGCTAATAAAGAGCATGTAGTTTATTACGGTAAGAATATCTTACCAAAAGGTGAATTCCCTTACATTGTGGGATTTCCCATGAAAGTACTAAAAGGTCGTTATGGTCGTGGATATATAACAAAGCTTAGGTCTTTGTTAAGTTCTTATGTCGAGTCAATGAACCTACTACTGGATGCCTTCACGTTAAATACACTAGGTGTATATGAAGTTGTTACAAACAACATAGAGACAGGCAAGGCACATTTATTTGGGTCAGTAGTACCAGGTAGACTTTACCCAGTCACGTCAACAGGAACTATTAATCAAGTATATAATAACTCGGTAAATCCAAATGCAACCAACCTTTTATTTACTCTTGACAGACTTATACAAAATAGGTCGTTCCAAAACGAGTTCTTTCAAGGGCAACCAACAAGTAAAGGAAGACCTACTGCATCCGAGATATCTAGCAAGACCCAAGAAACTACAGGGTTTTTTGCGGATATAGCAAATGAGATAGAGAGGGCTATCATAGAACCTACTCTACAATTACTCCTTCATACAGAGTTAATCTATATGAATGATGAATCTCATTTTGATTACAGTAAGTCCCTTGAGGATGCAGAAACGCTAGACGTGCTGAAGGTGATGACCTTTAATGAACGTATTAACGCCATTAAAGATTCTACACTTACAGTTAAGGGCATATCTGGAAAAGTCTTAAAGATGACTAATTTCCAGAAGTTGATGCAAATCATTAACGTGATTGGCAATATGCCTCAAGTTGCACAGGCTTTAGACCCTGTTAAATTTGTTGAAAGGATATTTGAATCATTTGATGAGAATCCTTCAGACATAATTAATATGGATTTGCTAAAGAATCAAGGTGGTCCTAGTGCAACCGAACCGGGTCAACAGGGAGCAGCACCTGCTCAACCTGAACAACCAACTAACATTGAGGAGGTATTAAACAATGTCAGAAGAAACCAATAAGAAAGTAGAAGAGCCAGTATCAGATGATACTAGAATACAAATTAAAGCTAAGGATGCAGCTGAACAGCTGTTACCTGGTGGTAAGAGTGTTCAAGAAATGTCTGCTGAAGACTTAACTACTTATACAGCCAACATGGCTAAAGCTGATAGACTGTATGCAAAACATACAGACAATTTAGCTGACACAGACAGAGAAGTTTTCGATGCGTTACTATTAGCAAGTGACCAAACTTTGGCAGTGGAGGAACGCTTTGAATTAGCAATTAGCAAATTCAATGCAGTCAAGAATCCTAAAGTAGAAGAAAAAGCGGAGAAAACAACGGAAGATTCCCCAAAAGGCACAATGGAAGCATCTGCTAAAGCAGCAGCTAATCCATTGAATAACGAACTTGAAGCTGAGAATGATGCACCTCTGGGAGATAACGAAGATTATTTCAAGTATATTTCAGAGAGATTCAAAAAACAGACAACAATGCAGAGGGGATTCAACGTAAAAAATTAGGTATAACAGGAGGTAACAATTATGCCACAAGGAGCAATTAGTTACTTAAATGAATCCGATAGACTTGCCAAAATTAAAATGGACAGTGACATCAGATTCCAAGCAGGTAACATGATGCAATTTAGAAACCTTGCAAAGCCAATAAAAGCATTTGGTAGAAACAAGGGTTCAGTAGTTGAAATTGAAAAGTATCAGAAACTAACTACTGCTACTAGCACAATTTCAGAATTACAATCTTTGCCTATGCAAAAACCTAACGTAGGTTTTGTACAGGCTACAGTTAATGAATATGGTAATGGTGTATCTTACACTAAAAAATCACAAACATTAGCAGAGTATTCAGTTGATGAAACTCTTAAAAAGATATTAGCTATGAACGTAGCTGAATCTATGGACAAGGTAGCAGGGACAGAGTTCCAGAATGCAGATGTATTCTATACTCCAACTTCTGCAACAGCCGGTACATTAGATAAAGATGGTACTGTAAGTACTAACGCTGGAGCTTCAATCGGAGCAGCACATATCAGAGACATTATCAGAAATTTAAAAACTGATAACGTACCAAAATGGGATGGTAACAGTTATTTAGCTGTACTATCAGCATTTGCTATGGCTAAACTTTTTGAAGATACTCAAACAGGTGGTATCATAGATTTACATAAATATGACAGACCTGAAAACTTAATCAATGGTGAAATAGGTTCATACTTTGGTATGAGATTTGTTGAAGAAAACAACGTACTATCTAACACTATTGGTGGTTCAGCACATAACGGTGAAGGTATCGTTTTAGGATTCGAACCTGTAGTTGAGGCTTTAGTAGAGCCTGAAGCTACTATGGTAGAATCTTGGGACTTTGATAGATTCACTGGTATCGCATGGAACGCACTAACAGGGTTCAAAAAAGTTTGGACTAATTCAACTGATAGTGAGTACCATATGGTAAGAATTCACGATAACCAATAAGGAGGTAATTAACAATGGCGTTTAACAGTAAACTTCAATTTGCTATAATTCCAGTATCAGCTGACCTTGACGGTTCAGTTGCTGATGATTTTACCTTCAAGGTAAATCACCCTATAGTAGTTCATAGGTTTGAATTTATAGTACAAACAGCCGTAGTTGCAACATCTACTGCACCAGTAGTCTCTTTAGACTATACTGATACAGTAAACTCAACAGCTAGAGCTGAAAAAGTTACACTAACAGTTCCAAATACTACAGCAGCTGGTGTTACAATAGAAGCGGATTTAACTCCGTTCACTGTTGCTGACACTGACATCCTACACTTTGAAAGAAAAACTCAAGGTGCTGGAGGTACTACAGCTGGTGATGGGTATTACATAATTTATTATGAAATAATCCCAGACAGTAATGGAGTTGCCTAACCAATATGTGGTATAGAGTGCATTTGAATAGAATCCACTTTAACCCTTTGGATTTAGAGGGTAAGACTGTAAGGGTCTTATCCTCTGGTCCTATCTTTAACGTTGAAACAGAGACAGACGTTGAAGTTGAATTACTATATATGTTAGCTGAGGATAAGTCTGAGCTAATGCAGTTTATCAATAGATGGACTGAGAAAGATAATAGCTGGTATCAACTAGTTATTACAAAATTATCTGATATGTCTAGAGCAGGATTAACAGGAAAGTTAAAAGTATTTAGTTACAAAGGATATGCACTCTTTAGACGTATAAAAGACCACTTACAGTTTGAGACTAAGTATATGAATATAGGACAATTAAGTGCATATAATCTACAATCAAGAGATGTAAAAGAAGAAGTAAGAACTAAAGCTTGGAATACCATACCGGATGGTGAGAAGGTAGGACAAGATTGGGTACAGAAAAATGGTGGTAAATAATGAGAACTGAACTAAATTATGACAGAAGTAACATAGTAACTAAAGTAAAAAGTTTAGTTGGTAGAAACTTTACGGGTATAGATACAGTAATAAAAGATTTAATCAATGTTGCCAATGAATTATTTGGTAATACTGTGCAATCAGTTTATGATGAATTTGTATATACGCATACAATAACTAGTGGTGAAGTTAGTGCTAAAACAGATGAATATAACTTACCTAATAGAACTAAAGTAATACTAGATGCTTACTATATAGATGTATCTGGTAGTGATGATGTGTATTATCCAATAGATATACGTAGCCCTATAGATTTTAATGAGTCTGGTAGTTACGGCAAAGTTCAGAGAGCTGGTAGACCTAGCTTTGATTATTCTTCAGATACTATAAAGTTTGGAGCAAGTTACAATGGTGGAGGAGCTACTCGTGCTGATTATACTGGGATACCTCAGTTAGGTTACAGAGTTAATAATGCATTTCATGTATATCCTAGACCAGGAAGTAGTGAGCAAGATAATAAAATAAGACTAATGTTGGGCATGTTCCCAGCAGATTTACAATCAGATTCTGATAAAAATAGTATAACAAAAAGCTATCCTCAAGCATTAATAACATATACAGCAGCATTATTTTGGGGACTACACATGAATGATGTAACAAGAGCACAACAGTTTTTAACAACAGCACAGCTGTTGTTAGCTAGTTTTGCTAAACAAGATGAAATAAACAAGTTGGTTAATATAACCATGAAATTACCGTAGGAGGAACAATGGCAAACGCAATATACCCAAAAGCAAAAGAGGCTTTTTTAAATGGAGAGATAGACCTTACTGATAATACTATCAAAGTAGCTCTTGTAGATACAGGTACATATACCTATAGTACAGCACATGATTTCTACAATGATGTATCTGGAGTATTAGGTACACCTGTAGCACTATCAAGTAAAAGTGTAACATCAGGAGTATTTGACGCAGCAGACTGTACATTTACTACACCATCAGCAGGTACATCTATTGAAGCTTTAATTATTTATAAGGATACTGGTAATACAGCAACAAGTAACTTAATAGCTTATATAGATACAGGAACGGGATTACCG